ATGAATACCCAATATTTACAGTATGTCCGCGAGCAACTCATTGTGGCTACCGCTGATTTGAGCGGAGCAACGAAAGGACAGCTTGAAGCCTGGCTGGAGCATGCACAATTTGATACAGGTACATACAAACGAAAGAAGCCGCGCATTCTGGATGAGGTAACTGGCAGGATGATTACGCTGGATAATCCGCCGATTTCCGGTAAGCAGTCGTACGCAAAAGGTTCATCCATTGCACTGGTCAGCCAGGTTGAGTTCTCAACCTCATCATGGCGCCGCGCGGTTCTGTCTCTCGAAGAACATCAGAAAGCGTGGTTGCTGTGGAGTTACAGCGAAAGTGTTCGCTGGGAACATCAGGTCACCATAACGCAGTGGGCATGGAGCGAGTTTAAGACTCTGTTGGGTACCAGGAAAATTGCAGGTAAGACACTGGAACGTTTGAAGAAGTTGATCTGGCTGGCGGCACAGGATGTGAAGAACGAGCTGGCAGGGCGTAAGACCTATGAATACCAGGAGCTGGCATCACTGGTGGGAGTGACATCAAAAAACTGGTCTGAGACATTTACTGAACGCTGGGTTGCAATGAAGCACATTTTTCTACAGCTTGATAGCGAAGCTTTATTGCTTGTAACGAGAACACGTTCAAAACAAAAGACGACATTTTCACAGCAAAGTATTGCAAAACTGGATTAAAAAGCATATATTTCGTGTAAATCTGATATTTTGCCAATGTTGTACGCACTGGCAGTAATCCAAATTCAAGCCCGAAGTTTAAAACTTTGGGCTTTTCTGTTTCTGGACGGTGAGTAGCCTTCCAACCTACCCCAGCCAGGGTGTCTTCAGCTGTTGAGTTGATATTGCTTAACCCTCTGTTGCCAGCTACATGCTGGCTTTTTTATTCCAGGCTTGCGGGGAGCATCAACTCCGTGCTTTGTCGTTAAATTACCCCGTGAGCCTGATTTCTGACATTTAACATCCCGGCCTTTTGTCGGCGGCGAAACATTGGCTATTCATATGCACGAAAAAGAGAGCCTTGCCGGAGCGTTCTGGCTCGTTTTGCTGATCATCGCAGGTTGGGGCGGTCTGGTCCGCTACCTGATAGATGTGAAGCAGAGTAAAGCAACGTGGAGTTGGATAAATGCTCTGGCTCAGATAGTGGTATCAGGATTCACCGGTGTTATTGGTGGCCTGATCAGCATCGAAAGTGGATTCAGTATTTACATGATTCTCGCGACAGCGGGGATTAGTGGTGCGATGGGTTCGGTTGCACTGACGTACTTCTGGGAACGACTGACAGGGGTGAAAAATGCAAAATCTTAATCCTCAGCGTAAGGCTTTCCTCGATATGGTGGCATGGTCAGAAGGAACGGATAACGGACGGCAGAAAACCAGAAATCATGGTTATGACGTCATTGTAGGCGGAGAGCTATTTACTGATTACTCCGATCACCCTCGCAAACTTGTCACGCTAAACCCAAAACTCAAATCAACAGCCGCCGGACGTTACCAGCTTCTTTCCCGTTGGTGGGATGCCTATCGTAAGCAGCTTGGCCTGAAAGACTTCTCTCCGAAAAGCCAGGACGCTGTGGCATTGCAGCAGATTAAGGAGCGTGGCGCTTTACCGATGATTGATCGCGGTGATATCCGTCAGGCTATCGATCGTTGCAGCAATATCTGGGCGTCGTTACCTGGTGCAGGTTATGGTCAGTATGAACATAAAATCAGTGACCTGATTTCCCGGTTTAAAGAGGCTGGTGGGGTGGTAAATGAAGTTGAGCTATAAGCTGGTTATCGCTGCATTCTTCTTTACTGTCATCGGTTCTTTCATCTGGTCTGCCAACCACTACTACAGCAAATATCAGCACGAAAAGAAACGTGCTGATGAGGCTGTACAAAATGCCAAATCGGCAACTGTCATTACCAATAACGTCCTGCAATCACTGCAAATCGTCAATACAGTTCTGGAGGCTAACCAGCATGCAAAACAGCAGATCACACTGGAGTCACAGAGAACCCAGGAAGATATCAAAGTGGCTGTTGCGGATGATGATTGTGCTTCACGTCCTGTGCCTGCTGCCGCTGCTGACCGGTTGCGGAAGTACGCGAACAGTTTACGTGCCTATTCCGGCGGTACCGTTGCCAGCAAGCCTGACTACTGAAACTCCCCAGCCAGTTATTCCCGATCCTCTGACCTATGGGGCCAGTCTGGATCTGAATGTGAGCCTGCTTTCGGCGTTGGGACAATGCAATATTGACAAAGCGGGGATTAGAAGTATCGAGATACGCCGTAACGTTTTGCTGGCAGCAGGCAAATAGTCTGGACAAAGAACAGGAATATATTTATGCCTCCTCGAACCCCAAAAGCCTGCCGCGTTCGCGGCTGCCCCCATACCACCACTGACTCGTCAGGCTATTGCGAAAGGCACAAAAGCGAAGGCTGGAAGCAATACAAGCCAGGCCAGTCCCGTCATCAGCGCGGTTATGGTTCGAAGTGGGACAGTATCCGCGCGCGCGTCCTGAAGCGTGACAAAGGTTTATGTCAGTTATGTCTGCGTGCCGGTGTGGTGCGTGAAGCTAAAACCGTTGACCACATCATCCCTAAAGCGCATGGCGGCACCGATGCAGACAGTAATCTGCAGAGCCTGTGCTGGCCGTGCCATAAGACGAAGACGGCCCGTGAACGGCTAAAGTGATAATAATTCTCAACTGCCTGAGGGGAGGGGCGGGTCAAATCCCTGTGGCCTGATGTCTTCCGGACTGCCCGCCCCATCGTTTTTTTATACCCGCGAAAAATGAAATTTAACCAGGAGTGCCGCATATGGCTGGAACGGCGGGGCGTTCCGGGCGTCGCCCCAAGCCAACGGCGCGCAAGGCGCTGGCCGGAAACCCCGGCAAGCGAGCCCTGAACAAAGATGAACCCGTTTTTACGCCCATCAAAGGTGTTGAGCCACCGGAGTGGTTCGCTGAAGAAGAGCTCCCTCTCGCCACGATCATGTGGCAACTGACAACCAAAGAACTCTGCGGTCAGGGCCTGCTGTGCGTGACTGACCTCGCAGTGCTTGAGCGGTGGTGCGTGGCCTATGAGTTCTGGCGACGTGCCGTGAAAAATATTGCCAGACAGGGCAACACCATCACCGGTGCAATGGGCGGTATGGTCAAAAATCCGGAGCTGACCGCCAAAAAAGAACAGGAGTCCGAGATGAGCAGTACGGGGGCAATGCTCGGACTCGACCCCAGCAGCCGCCAGCGTCTGATTGGCCTGGCGGGGCAGAAGAAAGCCACTAACCCGTTTCTGAAAATCATCGAATCATGAGCCGGAAATCTTACCCCAACGTAAATGCTGCCAATCAGTATGCCCGTGATGTCGTGCGCGGAAAGATTGTGGCCTGCCAGTTTGTGATTCAGGCCTGCCAGCGCCATCTTGATGACCTGATGGAGGAAAAAAGTAAGTCGTTTCGTTACCGCTTCGACAAGGACCTGGCTGAACGGGCCGCGAAATTTATTCAGCTGTTGCCGCACACCAAGGGTGAGTGGGCATTTAAACGGATGCCCATCACGCTGGAGCCGTGGCAGCTATTTGTGATCTGCTGTGCGTTTGGCTGGGTCAATAAAGGCACCCGGTTGCGCCGCTTCCGGGAGGTGTATACCGAAATTCCCCGTAAGAACGGCAAATCGGCAATCTCTGCCGGTGTTGCCCTGTATTGTTTTGCCTGTGATAACGAGTTCGGCGCGGAAGTGTATTCCGGTGCCACGACGGAGAAACAGGCATGGGAAGTCTTTCGTCCGGCACGACTGATGTGTAAACGCACACCCATGCTGACGGAAGCGTTCGGGATTGAGGTTAACGCCTCAAACATGAACCGTCCGGAGGATGGTGCGCGGTTTGAACCGCTGATCGGTAACCCCGGTGATGGTTCATCACCCCACTGTGCCGTGGTGGATGAATATCACGAGCACGCCACAGATGCGCTTTACACCACGATGCTTACCGGGATGGGGGCGCGACGCCAGCCACTGATGTGGGCCATTACCACCGCCGGGTACAACATTGAGGGGCCGTGCTACGACAAACGGCGGGAAGTCATCGAGATGCTCAACGGCTCGGTGCCCAACGATGAACTGTTCGGGATCATCTATACCGTTGACGAAGGCGACGACTGGACCGACCCGCAGGTACTTGAAAAAGCTAACCCGAATATCGGTGTGTCGGTTTATCGCGAGTTTTTGTTAAGCCAGCAGCAACGTGCGAAAAATAACGCCCGTCTGGCAAACGTCTTTAAAACAAAACACCTCAATATCTGGGTGTCGGCGCGTTCGGCGTATTTCAACCTGGTGAGCTGGCAGAGCTGCGAGAATAAATCACTGACCCTTGAGCAGTTTGAGGGGCAGCCGTGCATTCTGGCCTTTGACCTGGCGCGTAAGCTGGATATGAACAGTATGGCGCGACTTTATACCCGCGAGATTGACGGTAAAACGCATTACTACAGTGTGGCTCCGCGCTTCTGGGTACCGTATGACACGGTGTACAGCGTCGAGAAAAATGAAGATCGCCGGACAGCCGAGCGCTTTCAGAAATGGGTGGAAATGGGCGTTCTGACCGTTACCGATGGTGCGGAGGTGGATTATCGCTACATCCTCGAGGAGGCCAAAGCGGCGAACAAAATCAGCCCGGTCAGTGAGTCACCCATCGACCCCTTCGGGGCGACCGGGCTGTCGCATGACCTTGCGGATGAAGACCTGAACCCCATTACCATCATTCAGAACTACACCAACATGTCCGACCCGATGAAAGAGCTGGAAGCGGCAATTGAATCGGGGCGTTTTCATCATGACGGCAATCCCATCATGACCTGGTGTATCGGCAACGTGGTCGGCAAAACCATTCCGGGTAACGATGATGTGGTGAAGCCCGTCAAGGAGCAGGCGGAAAACAAAATTGATGGTGCAGTTGCGCTGATTATGGCGGTTGGCAGAGCCATGCTGTACGAGAAAGAAGACACGCTGTCTGATCACATTGAGTCCTACGGGATCCGCTCGCTTTAACTGAGGTAATTATGATCATGCTGATTCTCGCGCCTCTGGTGGGCGTGCTGGGTGCGCTTTTGCTGGCGTATGGTGCCTGGCTGATTTATCCCCCGGCGGGGTTTGTTGTTGCCGGGGCGCTGTGCCTGTTCTGGTCGTGGCTGGTGGCGCGATATCTCGACCGTACACAGCCGTCTGTCGGCGGAGGTAAATAGTGTTCTTTTCGGGATTATTTCAACGAAAAAGTGACGCACCGGTGACCACGCCAGCAGAGCTGGCGGATGCTATCGGGCTGTCATATGACACCTATACCGGAAAGCAGATCAGCAGCCAGCGGGCCATGCGACTGACGGCGGTTTTTTCCTGCGTCAGGGTGCTGGCGGAGTCGGTCGGGATGTTGCCCTGCAACCTGTATCACCTGAACGGCAGCCTGAAACAGAGAGCCACCGGCGAACGTCTGCATAAGCTGATCTCCACGCATCCCAATGGCTATATGACGCCGCAGGAGTTCTGGGAGCTGGTGGTCACCTGTCTGTGCCTGCGGGGAAACTTTTACGCCTACAAAGTGAAAGCATTTGGCGAAGTGGCTGAACTGCTGCCCGTCGATCCCGGCTGTGTGGTACCGAAGCTTAACAGTAGCTGGGAGCCGGTCTATCAGGTCACATTCCCGGATGGCTCCACGGATGTACTGAGCCAGGAAGATATCTGGCATGTGCGCACGCTGACGCTGGACGGACTGGTGGGGCTGAATCCCATCGCCTATGCCCGCGAGGCAATATCGCTGGCGGCAGCGACCGAAGAGCACGGGGCCAGACTGTTCAGCAATGGCGCGGTGACGTCGGGTGTGTTGCGTACAGAGCAGACGCTGTCAGATCAGGCTTATGAGCGCCTGAAGAAAGATTTTGAGGAGCGTCACACCGGGCTTGGCAATGCTCACCGCCCGATGATCCTTGAGATGGGGCTGGACTGGAAGTCGATGGCGCTGAACGCCGAGGACAGCCAGTTCCTGGAAACCCGCAAGTTTCAGCTTGAAGAAATCTGTCGTCTGTTCCGGGTGCCGTTGCACATGGTGCAGAACACCGATCGCGCCACCTTCAACAATATCGAAGAACTGGGGCTGGGATTTATCAACTATTCACTGGTGCCGTATCTGACCCGCATTGAGCAGCGGATCAACACCGGACTGGTACGAAAAAGTAAGCAGGGCGTTTATTACGCCAAATTTAACGCCGGGGCGTTACTGCGCGGGGATATGAAGTCCCGTTTTGAAGCCTACGCCACCGGGATTAACTGGGGAATTTACTCTCCCAATGACTGCCGCGACCTGGAAGATATGAATCCGCGTCCCGGTGGGGATGTCTATCTCACACCGATGAACATGACCACGAAACCCTCCGATGGCAGTAAAGCCGGTAAGCAGAAGGATAACGCCAATGCAGACGAAACAACGTCTTGATGTACCGCTGAGTCTGAAATCTGTCAGTGACTCCGGTGAGTTTGAAGGGTATGGCTCCGTCTTTGGTGTAAAGGACAGCCACGATGATGTGGTGATGTCCGGGGCATTTGCTGCTTCCCTGCGGGCGTGGAGTGACAGAAAAGCGTTACCTGCGCTGCTCTGGCAGCACCGCATGGATGAACCCATCGGTGTTTACACCGAAATGAAGGAAGACGATGTCGGTCTTTACGTCAGGGGACGGTTGCTTATTGATGATGATCCCCTCGCAAAACGCGCACATGCACACATGAAGGCCGGTTCGTTAACCGGCCTTTCTATTGGGTACGTCCTGAAAGACTGGGAATACGACCGGAGCAAAGAAGCCTTTCTGCTGAAAGAAATCGACCTCTGGGAAGTCAGTCTGGTGACGTTTCCGTCTAACGACGAGGCGCGGATCAGCGACGTCAAGAACGCGCTGGCCCGCGGGGAAATCCCCGAACAGAAAAAAATCGAAAGAGTCCTGCGTGATGTCGGACTCTCCCGTACCCAGGCCAAAGCATTCATGGCCGGGGGCTATGGCGCACTGTCCCTGCGCGACGCTGAGGATGTGGGCTCTGCACTGAATGCACTGAAAAATCTGAACTTCTAATCAGGAGAAATACGATGGCGGTTGATATTAAAGATGTCGAACAGGTCGCGCAGGAGCTGCAGCAGAAGTTTGACGACTTCAAAGCAAAGAACGACAAGCGCGTGGATGCGATTGAGCAGGAAAAAGGCAAGCTTGCCGGGCAGGTGGAAACCCTGAACGGGAAACTCAGCGAGCTGGAAAATCTCAAAAGCGACCTTGAAAAAGAGCTGCTTGAGCTGAAACGTCCGGCAGGTGGAGCGCAAAATAAACTGGCCACCGAGCATAAAGAGGCGTTTGTGGGCTTTCTACGTAAAGGCCGTGAAGACGGTCTGCGCGATCTGGAGCGTAAGGCATTGCAGGTGGGTACCGATGAAGACGGTGGCTACGCCGTGCCGGAAGAACTGGATCGCAACATTCTTAACCTGCTGAAAGATGAAGTGGTGATGCGTCAGGAAGCCACGGTGATCACCGTTGGCGGTTCCGACTACAAAAAACTGGTGAATCTGGGCGGTACGGCTTCCGGATGGGTGGGGGAAACGGATACGCGATCCCAGACTGCCACCTCCAGACTGGAGCTGATTGAACCTCTCATGGGGGAAATCTACGGCAACCCGCAGGCTACCCAGAAAATGCTGGACGATGCCTTCTTCAACGTGGAGGCCTGGATCAACAGCGAGCTGGCAACCGAATTTGCCGAACAGGAAGAAATTGCCTTTACCTCAGGCGATGGCACCAAGAAGCCGAAAGGGTTCCTGGCGTATGAATCCACTGATGAAACCGACAAGGTCCGGGCGTTCGGCAAACTTCAGCATATTGTATCCGGCGAAGCGACCGCGGTGACCGCAGACGCCATTATCAAACTGATTTACACGCTGCGTAAGGCACACCGCACTGGCGCGAAGTTCATGATGAACAACAACAGCCTGTTTGCCATCCGTCTGCTGAAAGACACCGAGGGTAACTATCTGTGGCGTCCTGGGCTGGAACTGGGGCAGCCATCCTCTCTGGCGGGTTACGGTATCGCTGAAAACGAGCAGATGCCGGATATTGCCGCGGATGCGAAAGCCATTGCATTTGGTAACTTCAAACGGGGTTACACCATCGTTGACCGTATCGGTACCCGCATTCTTCGCGATCCGTACACCAATAAACCGTTTGTCGGTTTTTATACCACCAAGCGCACCGGCGGCATGCTGGTCGATTCGCAGGCCATCAAACTGCTGAAGATTGCAGCGGCGTAATCACTCAGGGGCGCGGAACCGCGCCCCCTGTTCTGACGGGTGAAGAATCATGATCCTGAAACAAGATCTGAAATGGTCACCGGACGGTATGCGTGTTGATGTCATTCGGGCCGGTGAGTATGACGACGGGACGCTTCCTGCCCGGGTGCAGGAGATTGCACTTCAGGCCGGGTTAGCAGAGCGCGGAACCAGTGCAAAAAGCAGTAAAGCGACAAAAGAGAAAAAAGCCACGACCAGTAAAGAGGGCTGAGTATGCTTCTGACAATGGAAGAGATTAAAGCCCAACTCCGGCTGGATGAGGATTTCGATGCTGATGACCGCCATCTGCAACTGCTGGCCTGTGCGGCGCAAAAGCGGACGGAAACGTATCTGAACCGGAAGCTCTATGCTCCGGATGAAACCATTCCGGACAGCGATCCGGACGGGCTGCACCTGCCGGATGATATTCGTCTGGGGATGCTGATGCTTATCAGCCATTTTTACGAAAATCGCTCGTCGGTTACAGACGTTGAGAAAATGGAGTTGCCAATGAGCTTTAACTGGCTTGTCGGCCCGTACAGGTATTTCCCGCAATGAAAATTCGTCAGGCGCAGACCAGCGCAACCTACATTCTGCCGGACCCCGGTGAACTGAATAAACGCGTCCTGATCCGCCAGCGGGTGGATATGCCCGCGGATAACTTTGGCGTGGAGCCTCAATACCCGGTTACGTTCCGGACATGGGCGAAGGTTATCCAGACCAGTTCCACCACCTGGCAGGAAACCGCGCAGACCGGGGACGCCATCACCCATTACATCACCATTCGTTACCGCCGGGGGATCACCGCTGATTATGAGGTGGTCTGCGGTGACAGTGTGTACCGGGTGAAACGTCAGCGCGATCTGAACGGGGCGCGGCGCTTTCTGCTGCTGGAGTGTACGGAGCTGGGCGAATGTAGGCAGAGTCACGGAGGCAGCAATGGCGACTCCCTTTTTTCACGTTGATGTTCAGCAGCCCGCCGAGATGCGCTTTAACCGCGCCCGTGTCCGGCGGGCGTTTGTCACGATTGGGCAGCGTCATATGCGTGATGCCCGTCGGCTGGTGATGCGCCGTGCGCGGTCGGCACCGGGTGAAAACCCCGGTTATCAGACCGGACGCCTGGCTCGTTCGATTGGTTATATGGTGCCGAGAGCCAGTAAAAAGCGAGCCGGTTTTATGACACGCATTGCCCCTAACCAGCGCAACGGGAAGGGGAACCGGATGATCTCTGGTGACTTCTATCCGGCGTTTCTGTTTTTTGGTGTCCGGGGAGGAGCAAAACGTCGTCGTAGTCATCATCGTGGTGCATCCGGTGGCAGCGGCTGGCGACTGGCTCCACGTAATAACTTTATGGTGGAAACTCTTGAAAAGAACCGCAGCTGGACACGCTATTTTCTGGCGAGGGAATTACGTAAATCACTGAAGCCGGAGCGACGACGCAGATGAAACTGACGCCTGTTATTGCTGCGCTGCGTGCCCGCTGCCCGTATTTTGAAAACCGGGTGGCAGGCGCGGCACAGTTCAAAAATCTGCCGGAGGTCGGAAAGCTGAGACTCCCGGCGGCGTATGTGGTACCGGGTGATGACTCTCCGGGAGAAAACAAAAGCCAGACCGACTACTGGCAGGAGCTGAAAGAGGGCTTCTCCGTGGTTGTCATACTGAGTAACGGGCGTGATGAGCGCGGTCAGTTTGCCTCGTATGATGTGGTGGACGATGTCCGGCAGATGCTCTTTAAGGCCCTGCTGGGCTGGAACCCGGAAGCGTGCGGTAACCCGATTACCTATGACGGCGGCACGCTGCTGGATCTGAATCGTCATGAGCTGATTTATCAGTTCGATTTTTCGGTCATCAGCGAGCTGACCGAAGACGATACCCGCCAGCAGGATGATCTGAACAGTCTGGATGAACTGCAAACGCTGGCGATTGATGTCGATTATCTCGATCCCGGTAACGGGCCTGACGGCGATATCGAACATCACACCGAAATAACCCTTCCTTCCTGAGGATCCTCATGTTTGTCAAACCTGTTAAAGGGCGGTCAGTGCCTGACCCTGCCCGCGGCGACCTTTTGCCCGCCGAAGGGCGAAATGTTGACGAGAACAACTACTGGCTGCGCCGTGAAGCAGCGGGTGATATCCGGCGCGTGAATAAAAAGGTGAACACCGATGACGACAAGCTTTAACACCATTCCGTCGAATACGCTGGTTCCGCTGTTTTATGCGGAAATGGATAACCAGGCTGCGAATACTGCACAGAGCAGCGGGGCATCGCTGCTGATTGGTCATGCCAATAACGGTGCAGAGATTGTTGCCAACAGTCTGGTGCTAATGCCGTCGGCAGACTATGCACGCCAGATTTGTGGTGCGGGAAGTCAGCTGGCGCGTATGGTCGAGGCTTATCGCCAGACTGACCCGTTTGGCGAGCTGTATGTGATTGCCGTTCCTGAATCCACAGGCGCGGCGGCAACAGTTACGCTGACGGTGACCGGGGCAGCAACCGAAACCGGCACGGTGAATGTTTATGTGGGACGTACCCGCGTGCAGGCACCGGTGACCAACGGCGATAACGTCGCGACGATTGCCAGCAGTATCAAAGATGCCATCAATGCCGTTCCGGCCCTGCCGTTTACGGCCTCATCTTCGGCTGGTGTGGTTACATTGACCGCTCGCCATAAGGGGCTTTGCGGGAATGAAATTCCTGTCAGCCTCAATTACTACGGCTTTGGTGGGGGCGAAGTGCTGCCAGCGGGCGTACAGATTGCCGTGGCGACGGGTACCGCCGGAACGGGTGCTCCGGTTCTCACCGGCGCGGTGGCTGCAATGGCGGATGAGCCGTTTGATTATATCGGCCTGCCGTTCAACGACACGGCCTCCGTTAACACGCTGGTGACCGAGATGAACGATACCAGCGGTCGCTGGAGCTATGCGCGTCAGCTGTATGGTCATGTGTATACGGCAAAGATCGGCACGCTGTCAGAACTGGTGACCGCAGGTGACCAGTTTAACCAGCAGCACATTACCCTGGCGGGGTACGAAAAAGAGACCCAGACGCCTGCCGACGAGCTGGCGGCAAGCCGTACCGCCCGCGCAGCGGTGTTTATCCGCAACGATCCGGCACGTCCCACGCAGACCGGTGAGCTGGTGGGTATGCTGCCTGCGCCGAAGGGGAAACGGTTCACGATGACCGAACAACAGACCCTGCTGTCTCATGGCGTGGCAACGGCGTATGTCGAAAGCGGGGTACTGCGCATTCAGCGTGATGTCACCACGTACAGGAAAAACGCTTACGGGGTTGCGGATAACAGCTACCTCGACAGCGAGACGCTGCATACCAGTGCGTATGTACTGCGCAAACTGAAATCCGTCATTACCAGTAAGTACGGGCGTCACAAGCTTGCCAGCGACGGTACCCGCTTTGGTCCCGGTCAGGCGATTGTCACCCCGGCGGTGATCAAAGGGGAACTGCTGGCAACCTACCGTCAGCTTGAGCGTGCGGGGATCGTGGAAAACTACGAACTTTTTAAGCAGTACCTGGTTGTGGAGCGTGATGCCAGCGATCCGAACCGCCTGAACACGCTGTTCCCGCCTGACTATGTTAACCAGTTGCGTGTCTTTGCCGTGGTTAACCAGTTCCGTCTTCAGTATTCAGAGGAGTCCGCATAATGGCCCGTATCGGGGGAACCTGTTATTTCAAAATTGACGGTCAGCAGCTATCGCTGACCGGCGGCATTGAGGTGCCCATGAACAGGACGGTCAATGATGACATCATCGGCCTGGACGGTTCAGTGGACCGCAAGGAAACTCACCGTGCGCCTTATGTTAAAGGGACCTTCAAGGTGCCGAAGAATTTTCCGGTGAGCAAAATCACCTCGTCTGATGAGATGACCATCACAGCCGAGCTGGCGAACGGTCAGGTCTATGTACTGTCGTCTGCCTGGCTGCACGGCGAAGCAAACCATAATGCCGAAGAAGGGACGGTTGATCTTGAGTTCCACGGTGAAGAAGGGGATTACCAGTAATGAAAGAGCTTGAGTTAAAGAAACCGATTACCGCTCATGGCGAGACACTCTCCGTACTGGAGTTTGATGAGCCCACCGGGAAAGATGTCCGCGAGCTGGGGTATCCCTACCAGATGAATCAGGATGAGTCCGTCAGACTTCTGGCGCATGTGGTATCGAAATACATTGTGCGGCTGGCGAAAGTGCCGCAAAGCTCTGTCGACCAGATGTCTCCGGCAGACCTGAATGCAGCGGCGTGGCTTGTGGCTGGTTTTTTCCTCCAGGCCTGACGGCTGAATACCTCACTGATCGCTTCTTTGACTGCGCCAGCTACTGGCGCATTAATCCCTTCGAATTGCTGAATATGCCGATCAGTGAAATTCCCTTGCTGGTCAGTCAGGCAAACAGGATAGAGCAGGAGAAACGCACACATGGCTGAATTTGAGCTTAAGGCGTTGATCACCGGTGTCGACAGACTTTCTCCCGCGCTGTCGAAAATGCAAAAGAAAATCCGGGGATTTAAACGCCAGGCGGAAGAAGCATCACAGGGTGGGCTGGCGCTTGGTGGCGGACTGGCAGCGGGTCTGACGCTTTCCCTGAAATCTTATGCCGATCAGGAAAACGCCGCCACCGGGCTGAAAGTCGCCATGATGGATGCGAACGGCGAGGTCGGAAAGAGCTTTCAGGACATCAATAAACTGGCTATTGGCCTGGGTAACCAGCTACCCGGTACAACGGCTGATTTCCAGAACATGATGCAGATGCTGGTGCGTCAGGGGATCCCGGCAGAAAACATTCTGGGTGGTGTGGGTAAAGCGACAGCTTATCTTGCGGTACAACTGAAAAAAACACCGGAAGCGGCTGCTGAGTTTGCTGCAAAGATGCAGGATGCTACCGGAACGGCGTCAGAAGACATGATGGGGCTGTTCGACACTATCCAGAAGGCGTTTTATCTGGGCGTTGACGATACCAACATGTTGTCCTTCTTCACTAAAACCAGTTCTGTTCTGAAGATGGTGAACAAGGACGGTCTTCAGGCTGCACAGAGCCTTGCCCCCATCAGCGTCATGATGGATCAGATGGGGATGAACGGGGAGTCGGCAGGTAATGCCCTGCGAAAAGTTATCCAGTCCGGGTTAAGCGTTAAGAAAATCAGGGACGTCAATAAAGTCATGGCCCGCCAGAAACTCGGGGTACAGCTCGATTTTACTGACGGCAAAGGAAGTTTTGGCGGTCTTGATAACATGTTCAGGCAACTGGCAAAGCTGCGAAAACTGACCGACGTTAAGCGAACAGGTGTACTTAAGGCAATATTTGGTGATGATGCCGAAACCCTTCAGGTGGTCAATGCACTAATCGATAAAGGAAAGGATGGCTACGATCAGATCCAGCAGAAGATGAATAAACAGGCCAGCCTGAATAAACGTGTTCAGGCACAGCTTGGTACGCTGTCCAACCTGTGGGAGGCAATGACAGGGACCGCAACTAACGGCCTTGCGGCTATTGGCGGCGCATTTTCTGGTGACGCTAAAAATATCACGCAATGGCTGGGGGAGTTGGGGGAGAAATTCACGAAGTTTGCGGATGAAAATCCCCGGGTTATTCGCGGCGTCGTCGGGCTTGCTGCTGGTCTTGCGATTCTGAAACTGGGATTGATGGGCGTTGGCGGTGCCATCAGTATTGTCAGCAGGATCATGTCGATGACGCCGATTGGCATGATTGCGACGGCGATAGCCCTGGCTGCGGGATTAATTATCACTAACTGGGATGTTGTCGGACCTTATTTTAAGAAACTCTGGGAAACCATTGGTCCTTATTTTGAGGCTGGCTGGGAACTCCTTAAGAAAGTTTTTGCCTGGTCGCCGCTGGGGATGGTGATCAATAACTGGGGGCCGGTTGTTAAGTGGTTTCAGGATATGTGGGACAAGCTGAAGCCAATTATTGAGTGGTTTACCGACAGTTCCGGTGACACGGTCGATGCCATTAACTCTGCGCAGTGGGGCGCGGGTGCTTATGATGCTTATGGGACGGGAATACCGGCGCGGGGATACACACCTTATCCGGCGGTAGATCCGGCTCAGTCAAACAACGCCTCCGGTGCCACAGGCCCGAATCCCTTCATGATTAACAAAGCTTCTGCGCCAAAAGTTGATGGTGAGATCAAGGTCTCTTTTATGAATTCGCCTCCGGGTATGCGGGTTATGGAAACGCGATCCAGCGGTTTTGATGTCAGCCATGATGTTGGCTATACGCGCTTTGGCAGGTAATGAAAAATTAATCTGTTAATGAGTCCCACTCCGGTGGGATTTTTTATGTACGGAGTTTATATGACGTGGAAAGACAGACTTCAGGACGCGTCATTTCGCGGTGTGCCGTTTAAGGTTGAAGAAGAAAGTGCGGGAACCGGTCGCCGTGTAGAAACACATGAATACCCGAACCGCGACAAACCCTATACCGAAGACCTGGGGAAAATCACTTTCCGCCCGTCCATCACAGCTTATGTGGTGGGAGATGACTGCTTTGACCAGCGCGATCGCCTGATTGACGCGCTGAATAAACCCGGTCCCGGCACGCTTGTCCATCCGACATACGGTGAGCTGAAAGTCTGTGTTGACGGGGAAGTTCGGGTCAGCACATCGAAAAGTGAAGGACGTATTGTCCGCTTTGACCTGAAGTTTGTCGAAGCGGGAGAACTCTCTTACCCCGCATCAGGCGCGGCGACGGCGCAGACACTCATGTCATCCTGTTCTGCACTGGATGACTGCATCAGTGACAGTTTCAGTGGTTTCAGTATCGATGGCGTGGCGGATTTTGTGCAGAACGACGTCGTCGGTAATGCCAGCACAATGCTTGGGTATGTTTCTGATGCGATGAAAGTGGTGGATTCTGCCGTATCGGATGCCGCCAGGCTGTTGCAGGGGGATATCTCGGTACTTCTGCCGCCGCCATCGTCAGGCAAAAATTTCGTTGAGCAGGTGCAGAAAATGTGGCGTACCGGGAAACGCCTTTATGGTAACGCCAGCGACCTGGTCACCATGATCAAAACGCTTTCCGGTGTCAGCCTCGGCAGCGATCTGCAACCGCGCGGCGTCTGGAAAACGGACAGTAAAACCACCGCCACGGCGACGCAGCAGCGTAACGTGGTTGCCAGCACCCTTCGTACGACCGCAATCAGCGAAGCGGCGTATGCCGTCACCCGATTGCCTGCGCCAACAACTTCCGCGGTGATGCAGAATTCCGCAGTGGGGCAGGCAACAACACCCGCGCAGAGCACTGGCTGGCCTTCCGTCACGCATCCGGCACTGAACAATGCACCGGCGGTGAAAAACACGGTTGACCTGCCAACGTGGGAAGAACTGACCGACATTCGCGACACACTGAATACGGCAATTGATAAGGAGTTGTCCCGTACAACCAGTGATGCGTTGTTTCTGGCGCTGCGCCGGGTGAAAGCAGATCTGAATGCGGATATCAACACGCGCCTTGAACAGTCTGCACGGATCATTCAGCGCACGCCGGATGAGGTTTTACCCGCGCTGGTGCTGGCGGCGACCTTGTTTGATAACGCGGCGCGTGACGCGGACATTATCCGGCGTAATGCCATTACGCATCCCGGCTTTGTGCCGGTGATCCCTCTGAAGGTGCCAGTGCAATGAACGACAATGTCACGCTACGGGTAAATGGCCGGGAGTGGAATGGCTGGACATCGGTGCGCATCGGTGCCGGTGTTGAACGACTGGCGCGGGATTTCAGTGTGGAGATCACCCGCCAGTGGCCGGGAGATGAGGGTATTACCACGCTTCAGTCGCGCATTAAAAACGGTTCAAAAGTGGAGGTGCTGATTGGTGATGAGCTGGTGATCACCGGCTGGGTGGAGGCGACGCCCGTTCGTTACGATGCCCGTTCGGTCAGCACCGGTATTGCCGGACGTAGTCTGACGGCTGACCTGATTGACTGTGCAGCCGAACCGACACAGTTTAACGGACGCTCGCTGGTGCAGATTGCGCAGGCGCTTGCTGCGCCTTTCGGCATTGAGGTGGTGAACAGCGGTGCGCCGTCGGGTGTTATTCCTGATGTTCAGCCTGATCACGGTGAAACGGTGATTGAGGTAATCAACAAAATACTCGGTCAGCAGCAGGCACTGGCTTACGACGACCCGCACGGCAGGCTGGTGATTGGCGGTATTGGCTCAACGCGGGCACATACTGCGCTGGTACTCGGGGAAAACATCCTTTCCTGTGATACGGAGAAGAGTATCCGGGAGCGGTTTTCTGTTTACCAGGTGGCGGGGCAGCGTGCCGGAAACGACGATGATTTCGGTGAGGCCACCACCACCGCGCTGCGGGCCCGCACAGAGGACGCATTTATTGCCCGTTACCGTCCGATGTATATCAGGCAGACAGGGCAGGCTACGGGGGCAGGCTGTATTGCCCGTGCGGACTTTGAAGCCAGACAACGGGCGGCGCGGACGGATGAAACCACCTACGTGGTGCAGGGCTGGCGACAGGGTAACGGTACGCTGTGGCAGCCCAACCAGCGGGTGATTGTCTTTGATCCGGTCTGTGGTTTCGACAATACCGAACTGCTTGTTTCGGAAGTCACGTTTACTCAGGACCAGAACGGCACCCTGACGGAAATCCGTGTCGGCCCACCTGATGCTTATCTGCCTGAACCCGAAGCCCCCGGCGCGCGAAAAAAGAAAAAAGCCAGAGTACAGGAGGACCCGTTCTGATGAGGACGATTGAAGCCATGCAGCGACAACTCCTCGGCCTGATTGGGCGGGCCGTGGTGAAAAGCATCAGTGCCGCCACGAAATGTCAGACCGTGGATGTGTCTCTGATTGCCGGTGAACCCAAAGCTGGGGTTGAACATCTTGAACCCTACGGTTTTACCGCAAGGGCAAACAGCGGTGCGGAAGCGGTGGTGTTGTTTCCGGATGGCGACCGTTCTCATGCGGTGGTTGTTACGGTGTCGGACCGGCGCTACCGCCTGAAAGGGCTGCAGACGGGTGAGGTGGCTGTCTATGACGATCAGGGGCAGTCCGTGACGCTGACCCGGGAGGGGATCGTGGTGGACGGTGCAGGTAAAACGATCACGTTTCGCAATGCACCTGAAGCACGTTTTGAAATGGACCTGGAAGTGACAGGACAGGTGAAAGACCTGTGCGACTCCGGCGGCACCACCATGTCAGCGATGCGGCTTGCCTATAACGGGCATCGTCACAGAGAGAACGGTCAGGGCAGTAACACCGACAAACCTGATAAAGCGATGGAGGCATGATGGAACTGTGGCTGACGGTGAACGGTAAACGCACCTGCGCCAGCGCACCGCTGGATCCGCTGACCCGCGCCGTGGTGATTTCCCTGTTTACCTGGCGGCGGGCGGAGCCTGATGACAACGCCGACGTCCCGATGGGATGGTGGGGGGATACCTGGCCTGCGGTACAGAATGACCGTTACGGCTCCCGACTGTGGCTGCTTCAGCGCAGCAAACTGACCAATCAGCTGGTGCAGACGGTAAGGGGGTATATCCGCGAATGCCTGCAATGGATGATTGATGACGGCGTGGTGTCCCGTATTGATCTGGATATCCGCCGCACCGGGATTAATGAACTGGGTAACAGTATCACTCTCTGGCGTCGTGACGGACCGGTAATGATTTCTTTTGATGATCTGTGGAGTGCGATAACGCATGGCGGACAGTGAATTTCAGCGCCCGACGCTGGCAGAAAATATCAGTATGCTCCGTAACGATTTATTCGCCAGGCTGGACGTCAGCGACACGCTCCGGCGCATGGATGAAGACGTGCGGGCAAAGGTGTATGCGGCGGCGCTGCATACGGTTTACGGGTACATCGATTATCTGGCAATGAATATGCTGCCTGACCTGTGCGATGAGTCCTGGCTGGCGCGACATGCTGCGATGAAACGGTGTCCGCGCAAGGGGGCCACGGCTGCCAGCGGGTATATGCGCTGGGAAGGTGTCAGCGATGGCCTGAAGGTGACTGCCGGGAGCGTGATTCAGCGCGATGACCTGGTTCAGTACACGGCAACTGCCGATGCAACCAGCTCCGGTGGTGTCCTGCGTGTGCCGATCACTTGCTCAACTACAGGCGCGGTCGGTAACGCTGACGACGGTACGGCATTAATCCTGGTCACGCCGGTGAATGGTCTGCCGTCTTCCGGTGTGGCTGACACCCTGACAGGCGGATTTGATACTGAAGAGCTGGAAACGTGGCGCGCCCGCGTCATTGAGCGGTATTACTGGACGCCTCAGGGCGGGGCTGACGGGGACTATGTCGTCTGGGCTAAAGAAGTGCCAGGCATTACCCGTGCATGGACATACCGCCACTGGATGGGAACGGGAACTGTCGGTGTGATGATTGCCAGCAGTGACCTGATTAATCCCATTCCGGAAGAATCAACGGAAACGGCAGCAAGACAACATATCGGGCCACTGGCCCCGGTGGCAGGCTCTGATTTGTATGTATTCAGGCCGGTGGCACATACGGTGGATTTTCATATCCGCGTGACGCCGGACACACCAGAAATACGGGCTGCCATTACCGCGGAGTTGCGTTCGTTCCTGCTGCGTGATGGTTATCCGCAGGGAGAACTGAAGGTGTCACGTATCAGTGAAGCGATTTCCGGTGCGAACGGGGAATACAGCCATCAGTTGCTTGCACCGGCGGACAATATCTCCATTGCAAAAAATGAACTGGCGGTACTGGGGACGATTTCATGGACGTGACAAACGATGATTACATCCGTCTGTTGTCGGCACTGTTGCCACCCGGTCCGGCGTGGTCAGCCAGAGATCCGGCGATTGCCGGTGCGGCACCGTCATTAACCCGCGTTCATCAGCGTGCGGATGCCCTGATGCGGGAGCTGGATCCGCGCACCACCACTGAACTGATAAACCGCTGGGAGCGTCTGTGCGGTCTGCCGGATGAATGTATTCCCGCAGGGACACAGACCCTTCGCCAGCGTCAGCAACGACTGGATGCGAAGGTTAACCTGGCGGGCGGCATCAATGAGGATTTTTACCTTGCACAGCTTGCTGCCCTGGGCAGACCAGACGCTACCATCACGCGATACGACAAAAGCACGTTCACCTGCTCATCTGCCTGTACTGACGCGGTGAATGCACCGGAATGGCGGTATTACTGGCAGGTCAACATGCCAGTCGCCACCAACACCACCTGGATGACATGTGGCGATCCCTGTGATTCCGCGCTGCGCTTCTGGGGGGACACCGTTGTCGAGTGTGTGCTTAACAAACTCTGCCCGTCGCATACCTATGTGATTTTTAAATATCCGGAGTAATCCATGCATCGTATAGACACGAAAACCGCGCAGAAGGATAAGTTCGGCGCGGGTAAGAACGGTTTTACCCGTGGTAACCCCCAGACTGGCACGCCTGCCACCGATCTGGATGATGACTACTTTGACATGTTGCAGGAGGAGCTTTGCAGCGTGGTGGAGGCATCCGGTGCCAGCCTGGAGAAGGGGCGGCACGATCAGTTGCTTACCGCACTTCGCGCGCTGCTGTTAAGCCGCAAGAATCCGTTTGGCGATATCAAATCGGATGGCACGGTGAAAACGGCTCTCGAAAACCTTGGTTTGGGAGAAGCAGCTAAAAGGAATGTAGGTACAGGGGCGAATCAGATACCTGATATGAGCCTGTTCGCGTCAAGTAATACCGCAACGGCTGCTGCGCAAAAATTTCCGTCTGGATTAATTTTACAGTGCGGTCAGTTGAATGGCTCCCCTAATGTATCTTCAACATACGGGATGAGGTTCCCGATGACATTCTCAAGAGTCCTTGCTGTCACAGTTACATTGAACGTTACTGGCGCGTCAGGGCAGCCGACTGTATCGGCGACAAATGTCCATAACACTGGATTTGATATTACAGTGTCGCCCGGTTCAGGATATGGTTCATCTGCTGATGCGTATTACATTGCAATGGGATATTAACGAAATGTCATATTTTTATTCTGCATCGACAAACGGATTTTATTCGACTGAATTTCACGGCACCAATATTCCTGATGATGCAGTGGAAATCTCGGAATCAGAGTGGAAAACACTGATTAATTCGCAGAGTGTAACAAAAATGATTACCTGTGGTGAGAATGGTCACCCTGTCATTGTTGACCGTCCTTCTCCAACACCAGAACAATTAGCCTTAATAAATAATGAAAAGAAATCTGCACTGATAGCAGAGGCAACGAATGTAATAGCGCCGCTTCAGGATGCGGTTGATTTAGATATGGCAACAGATGATGAAACGAAACTGTTACTGGCATGGAAAAAATATCGCGCACTATTGATGCGTGTTGATATAAAAAATACAGAGTGGCCGAAAAAACCAGAGAGCAATCTATAAGAGAAAATTCGTTATTGGATGAAAAGCGAGACATCTAATTATAACAGCATATGGTTTTTCTAATGATAGCTCCTTCAACTTTATAGTATCTCATATACTCTAGAATATAGCTCTAAATGAGGGTTTGTTGTATACGGCAACCACTCCATTTTTATTCCTGATAGGGATATAACCCGTCGAAAAAGACGGGTTATTCATTCGTTAGTGTGGTTTATATGGTAGGGGGCAATTTACTATAGGTTAAGTTTTTTGTTAAATACTAATATTACTCTTCCTTCAAAGTTCAAAACTTCGTCAGGCTTACCTAATTGTTCTTGAATACCTGCAAGGCAGGATGTCATTTCTTTACATCGTTCAGGTTCGTTAGCTATGGAAACTGCTATAAACTGTCGCTCAGGAGCAGAATTGAACGCCTCCTTGCTATGCCAAGAAGCCAGTGTCTGTTGTCTCACGCCAGTAAAGTTAATTTTCCCCGAATCAGCATTAAAGAAAACAGGAGTTATCTGTATGTCCCCACCAGATAACCAATTTACAGTCATTGACAAATCCCAAAAAGAGCCGTACCCATAATGGAGATTATTTTTTTTTAAAAAATCAATGTATGATTTAACAATCTTCTCCTGATCGTGTAATGGTGAAGCATTATTTGTGTAAGATTTAATTGAACTGATCGAAAATAAAAATGCGATTAGATAAAATAATATCTTTGCTTTTGTTGATGTACCGATACAGCACAATATCAGTGCGAAACAGGTAACATTCATAAAGAAACGCATGCTAATATAATCAGGGGATTTATAGCTCAGTATGAATGATGAGACAATACCTGCGATAGATAATAATGAAAATAACACAATATAAATACGGTATGTGTTTTTTTTATTGTCCGATAAAACAAACCACGCAGATGTAATAATGGCAATGAACCAAATGACAAATGAGGCGTAAGATGTTGCGTTATTGTCGACAACTAATAAATTAAGACTTTTTCCTATTAACAGAATGCACCATTTTGCATTTAAAATCATATCATTGAGTGATACAATTTCAAATTGGTGGGGAGGTATGTTAAGTAGATTTTGCAATACATTGGAAAGAGAGATTAAACATGCAAATAGTATTAATGCAGTATGCTTAAATAATTTTTTATCCCATACAGAGAATAAAAAGTAAGATATTAATAGTGGAATAAAAAATGCAGCTGTAAACCACGGATCGGATACGCTGGAAAATAATGCTGTCAAACTTAAGAGGAGAGTGATAAATATATTTTTATACTGTATGTTGAAAACAGATATAAGCAAGCATAAAAAGCCGAAAGCGTTTGTTGAATTATGAGAAAAAGGATGTGATACAAAACCATAAGTGTATGAAAAATATGGTATTAGAGATAGAAGTATAATAGAAAATAAAGCAGGGGTAAACCCGAATGCCTTACGTAGCGTTAACATCGCTGCTATTACTATAGCAATAGAGAAAACTGCAGTTGATAATCTTAATGCTACTAAGCCATCATCACCTAACAGCATATAAAATAAAAAGTTAATTGGGTAAACGGTGAAATACCAATTATCCACGGTTGGTTTCCAGTCGTGGATTGATGATATACCATTCTCTAAAATATGCCTCCATACAATTGGGCTGTTAGCAACATCCGGTTCAACTGGAAAGTATCTGGTAGTCAACCAAGTTATTAGGAGTGCTGATAAAGCCAATAATATTTTTAATGCTGATTGTTTAATACATATGCTCATGGTTATTTTCTACCTTTCTTCAAAATATACTTAGGTCTTGATTTTGTTTCTAAGTAAATTCTACCTATATATTCACCGAGAACACCAATCCCGATCAGTTGCACTCCACCCAAGAAAAGTATTGATACAAGCAGGGAGGGATACCCGCGTACTGAGTTACCAAAGACAAGGGTGTCTATAATCATCCATGCACCATATAAAAATGAAATGCTTGCAACAAACAAGCCTATATAAGTCCATACGCGAAGAGGAAAGGTTGAAAAACTTGTGATACCTTCCAGTGCCAGATTCCATAATTTCCAGCCATTAAATTTTGAGATGCCAGCAACACGCTCTGCGCGTACATATTCAACGACATCCGTCTGACCACCCACCCAGCTCAGTATGCCTTTCATGAAAAGATTGCGCTCAGGCAACAGTTTAATGTTCTCCACAACCTCACGAGACATGAGTCGAAAATCTCCGACATTTTCCTCGATCTTTGGGGTGCTTATTTTGTTGTGTAATTTATAGAACCACTCAGCTGTCTTACGTTTCAGTCGTCCATCAGTTGAGCGGTCTGAACGTTTAGCAAGCACCATGTCAGCACCTGCCTGCCACTTTTCAATAAGATGAGGGATAACCTCAATTGGGTCTTGCAGGTCGACATCAATAGGAATTACAGCATCGCCGCTTGCATGGTCTAACCCTGCAAATAAGGCTGGTTCTTTACCAAAGTTGCGTGTAAATGACAGCGGAACAACTAGCGGGTCTGAAACAGCCAGCGCGTTAATAATTGACTCTGTGGCATCTTTACTTCCGTCATTTATGAATACAATTTCTACTTCATATGGCTTCAACTCTTGGAATTCACGTACCGTTTTATAGAAAACAGGTATCGCTTCTTCTTCATTGAAGACAGGAACGACAAGAGATATTTTCAT